AACAGACAACTGCTGTTGAACAGCAATCTGAAGTAACACAAGAAACACAAGCGGCAGATCCTGGCGTAACTTTCTTAGATCAGTTACCAGAGGATTTACGAGGAGAGCCATCATTAAAAAATTTTACTAATGTTGGTGATATGGCTAAGAGTTTAGTCCATGCACAAAAAATGATTGGCATGGATAAAATTCCAGTGCCTGGCAAACATTCTACCGAGGATGACTGGAAAGTTATTTATGACAAACTAGGTAGACCATCTAATCCTGATGAATATAAGTTTGAAACAAATCTGGATGCAAGTGATCCTGGATTACAACAATTCAAACAAGTAGCTCATTCGATTGGATTAAATTCAGACCAGGCTAGTAAGATCTTAAATTTTTATGGTGAATTATCTGAAAGCGGACAGCAAACATTAGCTGCACAACAACAGCAAGTAAGGGAACAATCAGAGTCTGATTTAAGAAAAGATTGGGGTTTGGCTTTTGATAAGAAAATCCAACAAGCGGATAATGTCTTTCAAAAATTTTTCCCGAATGAAATGAAAGAAGTTAAATTAGAGAATGGTAATCTCTTAGGTAATGATCCTCAGTTTATTAAAGCATTAGCTGGACTAGCAGAGAACTTTTCTGAAGATAACATGACTGCAGAAAATGATTTGACAATGACTCCAGATGATGCTCAAAGAGAGATTGAGAAATTAACTGCACCAGGTACTCCGTACTGGGATAAGAAACATCCAGGACACAGAAGTGCAGTACAAGAAGTTTTCATGCTCCAGAATATGAAGCATGGGATAGCTCCAGAACAATCCGAATAGGACTCTGGTGACATTAGGAAAGACTGACATCTATCAGATGTTAAATGAAGATAAACCCTTTACGGATAATTTATCGAAGAAAGTAAAAACAACAACTATTAAGAAAGGAACAGACAAAAATGTCTACACAAATAACTACAGCATTTGTAGAACAGTATAGTAACAACGTAACTATGCTTTCACAGCAAATGGGTTCTTTACTTAGAAACGCTGTTGATGTTGAAACAATCAAGGGTAAGAACGCTTTCTTCGAACAGATTGGTGCAGTAACAGCTCAAGCAAGAACCACACGACACGCCTCAACACCACAAATCGATACACCCCACTCTCGCAGACGAGTATCTCTGACTGACTACGAGTGGGCTGATCTCATTGACGATCTTGACAAAGTAAGAATGTTAATTGATCCAACTTCTTCCTACGCTAAAGCAGCAGCTGCAGCGATGGGTAGAGCGATGGATGATGTTATCATTTCTGCTCTTGGCGGATCATCAGACACAGGTGTTGCTGGTGGTACAGCAGTAGCTTTACCTTCTGGACAGAAGCCATATTCAGCTTCTCAAGCAGATGGTTTAACAATCGCTAAACTACTAGAAGCAAAATATCTTTTAGATAATGCGGATGTAGATCCTTCATTAAAGAGATATTTCCTATGCTCACCAAAGCAGATCCAAGACTTATTAGCAACAACTGAAGTTAAGTCATCTGACTTCAACACAGTGAAAGCTCTTGCTCAAGGTTCAGTAAACTCATTCTTAGGATTTGAGTTTATTCCTTCAACAAGATTAAGTTTTGATGCTACTAACACTGACGATAGACTTTGCTACGCATTTACTGAAGATGCAATTAAACTTGCTGTTGGTAAAGACGTAACAGCTCGTATTGATGAAAGAGCAGACAAGTCTTATGCTACTCAGGTCTACTATTCTATGGCAATCGGTGCAACTAGAATGGAAGAAGAAAAAGTAGTAGAAATCGCTTGTGACGAGTAATCTACTTAATCAGGGGGAGCATAAGCTCCCCTTGCACAAAGGAGAAAACGATGCCAGGTAAAGGTTTATATTACAATATCAATAAAAGAAAAAAGGCTGGAACATCTAGACCAAAATCTAAATCAACTATTTCTGACGATGCCTACGCTAATATGAAAGCTGGATTTCCTAAGAAAAAGAAAAAAACTATGATAGGATAAACTATGCCTTATTCTAAATACTCACCGAAACAAAAGAAACTTGCAGCACTCGCTGGAGATAAAAAGAAAATTACTGCTGCAGATTTAAAAAAAGCAACAAATTTAAAAAAGAAAACAATGATTGGCTAAGATGGTAGCAAAGAAATATCAAAACAAAAGTGGTGGATTAAACCAGGCGGGTAGAGATTACTTCAAAAGAACAGAAGGTAGTAATCTAAAAGCACCAGTCAAGTCGGGAACAAATCCACGCAGAGTATCTTTTGCTGCTCGTTTTGCTGGAATGTCGGGTGGAATGAAAAAACCAAACGGAGAGCCAACAAGATTAGCACTAGCATTAAGAGCCTGGGGTTTTGGTAGTAAAGAAGCTGCAAGAACATTTGCTAACAATAATAAAAAATCAAATAGAAAGACAATGATAGGATGACATCTGTAGTAGAAATTTGTAACTCTGCACTCAATATCTTAGGTGCAAATAATATTACTGCCTTAACCGAGGACAGTAAAAATGCAAGATTATGTAATCAACGATATGAACCATTAAGAGATGCGGTCTTTAGAGAGCATACCTGGAATTGTTTAGTTAAAAGAGTTCAACTAGCTCAAGATACAACTAGTCCAACACACGAATATAATTATCAATATCAACTGCCGAGTGATTGTCTTAGAGTTTTATCAACAGGCGGTTATCACGATGGATCAACTTCTAATGTGGATGGTGGTCAAAAATTTAAAGTAGAAGGTAGAAAAATATTAACGGATGAAGATACTGTTTATTTAATCTATTCAGCCAGGGTAACTGATCCTACTCAATACGATAGCTTATTAATTGAGTCGATTGTAGCAAGATTAGCAGCTGAGTTATGTTATGCGATTACCAGTTCAACCAGTTTAGCTGTAGCTCTCAAACAAGATTATGCAGAAAAATTAAGATTAGCTAGACACGCAGACGCAACCGAAGGAACACCAGATTATATAGATAGTTCAACATTTATTAATTCGAGGTTTTAAATGCCAAGACAAACTGTTGCTTATACCAACTTTACTGCTGGTCAATTATCACCCAGGTTAGATGGAAGAACCGATTTAACAAAATATTATAATGGTGCAAAAACCATTAGTAATTTTACAATTCAACCTCATGGTGGTGCAAGTCGTAGACCAGGTACAGCTTTTGTCCATGAAGTCAAAGATAGCTCTCAACAAGTAAGATTAATTGCTTTTGAATTTTCAACAGTTCAAACTTATGTTTTAGAATTTGGAGATCAGTATATTCGTTTCTTTAAAGACAAAGGAATTATTACTGAAGCAGCTAAGACGATAACGAACATCAGCCAAGCTAATCCAGCAGTAGTAACTTCTACCGCACATGGTTATACCAATGGAGATCATGTTATTATTAGTTCAGTTACAGGAATGGTGGAAGTCAATGGAAAGACTTTTAAAGTCGCTAACACAACCGCCAATACATTTGAGTTACAGGATGTTGATGGGAACAATATCGACTCTAGCAGCTATACTGCCTATGCTTCTGGTGGCAGTGCTTTTAGAATTTATGAGATAGCTTCTCCTTATGCAGCAGCCGATGTTGCACAACTCAAGTTCGCACAATCAGCAGATATTATGTATCTGTGTCATCCTGATTATGCAGTAAGAAAATTATCAAGAACAGGACATACTTCCTGGACATTAGATGAAGTAGAATTTAATATTCCTCCCCTTCAACCACACAACGATACAACCACAACAATTACCGCTTCTCACACAGCAGTAGGAGCAACAGGAACTTTTACTGCTTCTTCAACAACAGGGATTAATGGGGATGATGGATTTAAATCAACCGATGTGGGGAGAGCTATTCATTTCAATGAAGGTCATGCCATTATTACTTCTTTTACTTCTTCAACAGTCGTATCAGGAGTCATTAAAGTAGCTTTAGGATCAGGATCAGCCAATACAGATTTCGCCTTAGGATCATTTTCCGATACCACTGGTCATCCCTCCAGTGTTACTTTCTTTGAACAACGATTAGTATTTGCGGGTACAAATGAAGAACCCCAAACCTTATTCTTTTCTAAAGTTAATGAATATGAAAACTTTGATGATGGATATCATACAGATGTGACTGATACTTCAGCGATGATTTATACAATCGCATCAAACAAAGTGAATAGTATTAGATTTTTATCTGCACAAAGATCATTGATTGCGGGAACAGTCGGTGGTGAGTTTGTGGTATCAGCCTCAGGTACAACTCAACCGATTACACCTACTAATATTCAAATTCAAAGACAAACATCTTACGGATCAGCAAATATAGATGCAATCCAGGTAGCAAACGTCACCATGTTTTTACAAAGAGCAAAAAGAAAAATTAGAGAATTAACTTATAGTTTTGACTTTGACTCCTATGTTGCTCCCGATATGACCATCCTAGCAGAGAATGTTACTGAGTCAGGGATTAAAGAATTATCGTATCAACAAGAACCAGAAAGTATTTTATGGGGTGTGAGGGAAGATGGTAAATTAGTCGGACTAACTTATCAAAGAGCCGAGGATGTTGTGGGATGGCATATTCATGAGATTGGTGGATCATTTGGATCAGACAGTTTTGGTCATGTAGAAAATCTTGCAACTATTCCAGGAGATGCAGATGAAGATGATTTATACATGGTAGTGAAAAGAACAGTTAATGGATCAACTAGAAGATATGTAGAGTATTTACAAAATTATGATTATGGAACAAATATTGCCGATGCTTTCTTTGTTGATAGTGGACTTCAGTATAGTGGATCAGCAACCAATACTATTTCTGGATTAGATCATTTAGAAGGGGAAACAGTCGCTATCCTAGCCGATGGTGCAACTCATCCAGATAAAACTGTATCAAATGGATCAATTACCCTGGATCGTAATGTGACGAAAGCCAGTATCGGATTAGGTTATACCAGTTTATTACAGACAATGCGTATTGAAGCGGGAGCTGCAGAAGGTGTGGCTCAAGGTCAAACTAAACGTATTCACGATGTGACAATAAGATTACTAGCATCTGTAGGTGTAGAGATAGGATCAGATCTAAACAACATGGAAAGAATACCATTTAGATCGAGTGCTAATCCAATGGATGTCGCAATACCACCATTTAGTGGTGATAAACAAGTAGAGTTTAGAGGAGATTTTGAAACCGATGGATATATCTATGTAAGGCAAACGCAGCCTTTACCAATTAATATTATTGGCATATATCCAAGAGTGACAACAAATGAAGGGTAATTTATCAATCATACCTTTCAAAACGGAACACGCAGTGATGATGACAAGAGGTATTATGAATGATCCGATTGTTCAAATAGACAAGGTTTGGGAAGAACATTTACATAACCTGGAACAACCAGGGAAAGCATTTACCGCAGTTTATGATGGTGAATGTATTGTTGCTGGTGGGATAACTTTGTTATGGGAAGGTGTTTACGAAGGATGGGTGATTGCATCTCATAAGATCTGGGATCATCCATTAGCAGCAGCAAGAGCTGTTAAAAAGGGATTAGAACTATTGATTGAACAAAACAAAGTAGTAAGATTGCAGACAGCTGTTAAGCAAGACTTTAAACTTGGTCATCGTTTTGCTCAATGGTTAGGTCTAAAAAATGAAGGAACAATGAAAAAATATGTTTCAAATGAGGATCATATAAGGTATGCAAGGATAATAGAATGGGAATAGAAACAATAATTCTAGCTTCAGCGGCAACTGGTGCAGTAGCCAGTATACAGGCTGGTCAAGCAGCACAAGCATCCGCACAATATCAAAATACCATCGCTCAACAAAATGCTGATATTTATAATCAAAAAGCAGATAGAGCCAAAGAAATTGGTGAATATAATGTTAAAAGATTTAATAAAGATTTTAATAAAACAATGGCTAGTGTGGAAAGAGCTTATGCTTTTTCTGGTGTTGATGTTTCCAGGGGAACACCTTTAGCAGTCATGGAAGATTACTTAACAGAAGCAGCTATTGAAAGAGAGAATATTCGATATAATTCTTCAATTGAAGCTGGTGATTATCGTGAAGCCGCAGTGTTATCGAGAATGGAAGGTCAATTAGCGATGTATACGGGTAGACAAAGAGCCATTGGATCATATTTCCAGGCTGGTAGAACTTTATTAGGAGGAGCATCTGATATTTATTCAATAAATAAATACGCTGGATTATAATGGTACAGATCCCAGAATTTAAAGCAAAGACAGGATTAACATCTCAGACGGGTACAAGAACTAGACCAGTTCCCGATATTACCGCTGCCGCACAAGCTCCATTCACAGCCGCAGCAGAATTAGCGGGTGATGTTCAAAAGGTATCAACTAGATTTTATGAAGCACAGAAATCCTTACAAAGAAAAACAGAAGCAACTAAATTAATAGATCAGTATTTAAAAGGTGATGAAAATACACCAGGACTTAATAAATTAAGTCTTGATGCACAATATAACCCAGACACAAATATTGCTTTATCCCAATACCAACAAGGATCAGATTCTTTAATTAAAAATATATCATCTGGTATTAAAGATCCCGTTGTTAAACAGATATTTACTTCTAAAGCAAATGAAATTTACAATCAAGAATATTTAAATGTTGAATCATCTGTATGGAAAAACATTAGAGAGCAAGGAGAAAAAACTCTCCAAGATAATATTGATTATGAAATTAATAAAATTGTAGGTGCTGGAAAAAACAAAGCACAAGAATTTGCGTCAAGAATAAATATTGAAAAATTACTTGAGGATTCAGCAAGAGATGGAATACCTATGCCAGATGGTTATTTCGAAACTGTAATGAAAACAGTAGAAGAAAGAAAAGCAGAAAAATTAGTAGCAGATAACCCTAGTGTCTTTTTAGAAAATTACAAAAATGGTTATTATGATAAAAGTATAGAACCAAAAACACTAAACATTCTTAGCAATAAAGCACAATCTGCAATTGAAACAGGAATTAAAACATTACAAGCTCAGGTAAAAAGCGATATTACTCAATACAAATCAGATGTTACTGATTATTTAGAGGTTACGAAAAACCCAAATCTTTTTGGCAGTCTAACAGATTTACAAGATCTATATACACGAGCTGATGTTCTAATAGAATATTCTAATCAATTTGGTTTAGATGATGAAATTACTCCATTATTAGAAAAAATAAATAGTGCAGCAGAAAATTTTCAAAATATTACATTAATGAGAAATTCACCATTACCTGTTGTTCAAAAAGAACTGACAAGGGTAACAAGACAAAACATAGAGAATGCTATGTCTGGAAAAGGTGTAACTGTTGCTGAAAGTGATTATAAATCTAATTTAGAAAAGTTAGTAGGTAAGATGGAAACTATGATTAATAAGGATATTTTAAATATGGCAGAAGATTTTGGTATTGCTTCTGTTCCCGATATTAATTTTTTAGAATCTGATTTCGATACATTTAAACAAGAAGCCGATAATTATAGATCTATTGTTACGCAAATTTCTAACAGATATGAGAGAAGTGAAGTTCAATATTTTAAACCAGAAGCCATAGAGAATATTAAAAATTATACCAAGACTGCTGATTTTGATGGAATGACCACTATGATAAAAAATATTATTTATATCTCTGGTGATGATGCCGCTATTGCTTTTGGTGAGCTATCTGATTCGGTTCCTATGTTTTCTCAAGCTGGTTCAATGATGATGATGAATGATGGTAGGCATACAGAAGTTACAAAAAATATGTTGGATGGATGGTTAAAAGTTAGAGATAGCGAAACAAATCAAAAAATAGTAGAAGCTTATAAAATTAATAATTTGGGAAATGATGATGGTTTCTTTAGTATTACAAGTAAATTTTTGCCTTTATCTTTAGATGAAATTTTACCACAAACTAAAAATCAAATTTACGATGGTGCTAAATATTTATTTTATAATAAGGTTTTGGAATCACCCACATTAAGAAAATATGCTTTAGAAACAACAGATCCAACGCTAGAAGATGAAGCTATGGATGCTTGGGAAATGTCTATTCAAGAAGCAGCTGGATTAATAAAATACGGAGATGGTTATTATGGGGGTATAACAGAATTTGGAGATGATAATTACGTTATTCTTCCTCAAGAAATGAGAAATGGAACAGTAGACAAAACCTTTACAGATTTAAAAACATTTTTAGAGGATACTTTAGATCAAGAATTATTTGATTTAGCGACAGCTAGTTACGAAACCCAAAACATGACAGAAGAAGGAATACAATTTAAAGAACCAGGACAAGAGTTTCTTCCTAAAATAAATAGACCATCTTATAAAGGAAAAGAATTTTTAATAGAAGATTTATTTCAAAATAAAGAAAAAATATATTTAAAGAATACAGAAGAATATGGCAAATATAATATATATTTCAATAATCCCAATGGTGATGTTTATGAAATTTATAAAGACAAAGATGGAAATAAAATAATATTTGATCTTTCAATAATACTACCAAGATTAAAAGAATCTTATAAAGAAAAATGAACAACATAGATTGGGATTTTATACATGAGTTAGAAGGTCAAGGTATTCGTCAAGGATATCAACCGACCAATAATTCTGGTGTTACGATTGCTAGTGGTTTTGATCTAAAAGAAAAGAATGAAGTTTTTTGCCAGGCTATTGGTATAGACCAAAGAGTTATTAATAAATTAAAACCTTACTTTGGTTTACATGGGGAACAAGCCAAAGCCTTTGCAGAGTCATTAGTTTTAGAACAAGATGATATAGATCACATTGATGAATGCTCCAGGCAGTTTTATGCCAAAGATTTAAAAAGACAATATGAAACCTATGATCCAGTCGTACCTTTTGATGAGTTAGATCAAGGTCAAGCCACAGTTTTAATATCTGTCGGTTTTCAATATGGTAGTTACAAAAGAACTCCATCGTTTATTAAATATGCAACCGATGGAAACTGGGATGCTGTTTACGAAGAACTATTAGAGTTTGGTGATGCTTTCCCTACCAGGAGAAACAAAGAAGCAGAGTATTTAAAAAACTATGGCACAATTTAATTTACCAACATCTAAAAAAAATTTTTTTACAGACAAAAAATTAAAAAAAGATCCAGCGGATTATTTTGGTGAAAGAACAGCTAAATCAGCTCCAGTAGAATTTAGTACTATAAGAGAAGATAGTTATGAATTATTTGAAAATTTTAGAACTTCTGTTTCTGAAATAGAAAATGTTACGGAGGATATGGATAGAGTTGTTCAAGACGCAATAGCTTTAGGATGGAAAGGTCAAGGATTACATGACTACATTCCAGCAGTTGATGATAAATTTATCAATAAAAGATATACCTCAGATATTCAACAAAGAATATTACAGGATACTGATCCATCATCAGCCAATTTTATTGAAGAATTTAAAGGATCTGTTTTAGGCGGACAACATTTAAATGAAAAATTAAAATATATTAACAATGATATTCAAAAATGGTTAGATGAAAATCCAGAATTAAGAGGATCACCTCAAGGAGGATTTAGAGATTATAATTATTATTTTAACGCAAGAAAAACACAATTAGCTGACTTAGAACAAAAAGAAATAATTAATAGAATGTACGCTGACAATGGTTTCTTTTTACCGACTATGTTAGGAAATATGCAAGGTGCTTTTACAGATCCTGTTATATGGGGAACAATTCCACTTAGCATGACTACTGGTGGTAACTTTAGTACATTAAGCGGTTTAGCTAAAATTGCTTTTACGGAAGGAGCTTTAAGCACGATAGCTGAAACTGGGATTCAAACTAAAGTTGTTCCATACAATCAAAGATTAGGATCGGATTATTCTTGGGATGATGCAATTGGTGCAATAGTTGCCGCTGGTGTTGGTGGTTTTTTTCTAGCTCCAGCAATTGGTGGTGTTCCCGCTTACACTATAAAAGGTTTCAAAAAAGGAATGACTGAAATCTTAAAAAAAACAGAAAGCGGAAGATTAAAGTTATTTTCTAAAGAATTAAATAAGATGATAGATGAGTCTGATATCGGAGATCAAGAATTTAATAAAAAATTTTTTTCATATATAAATCAAAGTTTTAATCAATTTAATGCAAAAGAATTATTAGAAATATTTCAAGCGATTCCAGAATCTTCTAAAAATTCTACTATTAAAACAGCAGAAAGTATACTAGATGGAGATTTGATATTAGAGGAACAAAACCCTTTAGAAAAAACTATAGCTGGAAAAATAGAACATATTGAAAGAGTTCAAAAAGCTGGTGAAGATTTATTTAAAGGAAAAGAAATATCTATATCAGACAATCCGAACACACCATTAGATTTAGAAGCAGATCCCCATTCTGGGAAGTCTATTATTCGATTTCAAAAATTAGATCCAGATCAAATAGAAGCAGATCCAAAAATATTTCAATTTAAAACTGGAATAGATGAATTTGGAGTAACTTCCAAATTAAAAACAGAAAATATTTGGAATCAAGATGCAGCTAATGTCATGATGATTTATGAATATGCAGATGGTAGAAAAGTTATTGCAGATGGTCATCAAAGATTAGGATTAGCTAAAAAAATAAAATCACAAAAAGATGGTCAAAAACCATATATCTTAGCAACAGTTCGTAGAGAGATAGACGGATGGACTGAAGGAGAAACGATGGCTGAAGCTATGTTTATTAATATTTACAACGGAACAGCTACCGCTTCTGATGTTGCTAAAGCATTAAGAGTTACTACAGAATATTTAGATAACATTCGAGGAGCTTTAGGTAATTCTTCAATACTTAGATATGGGATTGGTTTGTCAAAACTAGATCCTATCGCTTGGGAATTTTACTTATCAAAAAACATTCCAGATAGAGTAGCAGCTGCAGTAGGTGATAAAGTTGTTGATGCTGATTTACATACTAAAATATTAGAATACTTATCAAAAACCAATTTTGATAATATAGATCAAATAAACTCTGCAATAGATGAGATATTGTCAGCTGGTACAACCACTAAAAAAGTACAAGATTTATTTGGCTCACAAGAATTTAAAGAATTACTAATAGAAGAAAGAGTTAAGGTATTAGATTTAGCTATAAAAGATCTAAAGAAAGATAAAGGTATTTCTGCTTTTTTGTTAAAGAATGATGAAAGCATAACAAAATCTGGAAAAAATAAACTTGATAGTTCTTATAATCAAACTGTATTAGACGAAACAAGCGTTGCTATTGAAAAAATAAAAAAATTAGCTAATATGAAAGGAACTTTATCCGATGAACTCACAGAAGCAGCAAAAGCCTACAAAAATGGTAGTAAACAAGAAGCAATCAAGTCTTTTAAAACAGCTGTCAGAGGATCAATTGAAAGAGGCGATTATCAGGGGATTAGTACAGGGGGAAATGAACGCCTTTCAGTATCTGAGGGATACACACAGATCCAAACTAAAAAGCCTAAAGAATCAGAAACTTCAAAAAGTTTAAAAGATTATTCTGATCCACACGATACAAATAATTTTACAAAAGTTGTTGATGATGAGATTTCTCAATCATTAAATATTGATATTAATAATGAAAAAGAAATTACTGATTTTATTTCAAAACTAGATCCAGAAAAAGAAATATTAGTTGGCGGTGATGGTGAGAACATTATAATGAAAAAAACAAAAGATGTTATAGAAGATATCGCTGATGATAAAAAGATAATTAATGCTCTTAAAGATTGTGATGGTTTAAAATAATGAGTCTATTAGATTGTATAAAAAAAGCATCTGATGCTGGAATAATAAATAAAGCAAAACAAACAGAATTAGAATTTGATTATCAATCATTATTTAATGAATATATAGAAAAAGGATTCAGTAAAGAAAAAGCTGCTAAGATGGCTGGTTTAGATACTTTTGATAATTTAAAATACAAAGCAGCATTAAAAGCAAAACAAACATTAATAACTTCTCGCTTACAAGAAGAAACTTTAGAGCAATTCAAAAATTATAAAGACATAAAAGGAAATGTTGATTATGGATCTGTTATTAAACAAAAGTTTTTTTCAACAGAAACAAGAGAAGGTGTTTCAAGAATAGCTTCTTTAGAAGAAGAAATGTCTATTACATCTGGAATTATTTTTGATGAACTTACTGATGTTTTATTAAAATATAGAAGAAATTTATTAGGTATGAATAGAAATAGAGCTACATTTTTAACTTTAGGTAGAGAAATATTTAATTCAGGTAGCACTGGAAATAAATCTGCTCAAGAGTTAGCAGAAGCGTGGAGAAAATCAGCAGAGGTAGCTAGAAGATTATTTAATGAAGCTGGGGGATCTATTCCTTATTTAGAAAAATGGCATTTACCACAACATCATAATAGCTCGTTAGTAGACGAAGCTGGTTTAGAAACTTGGAAAAATTTTTTAAAAGAAAATAATTTGTTAGATTTGGATAATATGTTGGATCACACAACAGGAAAACCTTTTACGAAAGAAAAACTAGATTCTGTTTTAGATGATGTTTTTGAAACAATTGCTTCAGAAGGTTATAATAAAAATCCAAAATACAATTTTTCTTCTAACATAGCTAATCGTAGAATGGATCATCGTTTTTTAAAATTTAAAGATTTTGATGCTTGGAATGCCTATAACAAAAGATTCGGCGATGGAAATGTTATTGACGTTATGATTGGTCATTTAAAATCAATGTCAAGAGATGTTGCTTTAATGAGAACCTTATCTCCAAATCCAAAAAACTTTTTAAGATGGATGGAGCAAACAGCCAAAAAAGAATTACAACAATCAAAAATAGAACCAAAGTTAAAAAGAAAATTAAAAGAAAAATTAAAAAACGATATTGTTACAGCAAACAATGGATTAAAATTTTTTTCTGGCGATTTGCATAATCCAGTTAAGAGGTGGATGGCGAGAGGATTTGCTGGACTAAGAGAATTAACAACCTCTATGTATTTGGGTTCTGCTTTTTTTATGTCATTAATAGATTTATTAACTACTAGAAAATCTGCAAAATTTTCTGGAATACCAGCTATGAAGATGATGTTTAGTAATTTAAAAATGTTCAAAGAAGGATATAAACAAGATAAAAGCACCTTAATAAAAATAGCCATGACAAGCGGAATGACTGCAGATCATTTTACTACTATGCTTTCGGGTTTAAATAGACAATCAATACAAGAAACAGAAAGTTTTATGGGAACTAAAATATTAGCTGATTTTGTTTTAAGATCTTCTGGTTTGTCTTGGTGGACACAGGCTGGTAGATGGGGTGCTGGTATGGAAACAATGGCTTTTTTAGCAAGGAATGTAGATTTAACTTACAGTCAAATTCAAAAAACAAATAAAGAATTTTTTGAAATGTTAAAAACACATAATATAACAGAAACAGACTGGAATATTATTAGATCAACCAAATTGTATGATGCTGGAATTGATGATCCAAAATACAAGGGTGCTTTATATTTAAAACCAATAGATATTTTAGATAGAACAGATTTACCAAATCAAGTTTTAACTGAGGTAAACAGAAAATTACAAAGATTTATAAATCATGTAGTTGATTTTGCAGTACCTAATGCAAAAGCTAGAGGTAATGTAGCTGTTGTTGGAAATACAAGACCAGGAACAATAATGGGTGAAACTGCTAGAAACTTTGTTCAATTTAAACAATTTCCATTTACTTTACATTTAACTCATGTGGTAAGAGGATGGGGAAGAAAAACATTTTCTGGTAAATTTGGTTATTTAGCTCCGCTGTTTATTCAAATGACAATGGGTGGTTTATTTGCATACGAATTAAAACAATTAGTCAAAGGAAAAGACACAAGCGATATATCAAAAATGAATAAATCTGAGTTATCAACCTATATTACAAATGGAATGTTACATGGTGGTGGAATGGGTTTTATAGGTGATTTTCTTTTTTCTACACAGTATGGTGGTGGAAAAGGTGGAGTTTCATCAACCTTTGGTGCGGTTCCAGTATTTTTATTTGACGCTTTAGACCTCACTTTTGGTAATTCTATTAGATTTGTCAGAGGAGAAGATCCAAATATTGGTGGTCAAATATCAAGTTTTCTTAAAAAAAATACCCCAGGTGGATCTTTATGGTATGGTAGGGTAGCTATAGAAAGATGGTTACATGATACAATATCAGAATGGATAGATCCTAAATACTTAGAGAAAAGAAAAAAATTAAACAACAAGGTAAGAAGAAAAGAAAATACTAAATTTTGGTGGAAGCCTGGTAGGAAGTTTCCAAGCAGACCTCCAGAGTTTTAATTATGTATGGACATTTAATATGATATATTATAAGGAGTAAGTAAGCATAAACTATGACAATATCTAGTACCACAATCAAAAATTCTTATGCTGGTAATGGTTCTACCACAGCATTTACCTTTAGTTATTACATTATTTCTGAGGATGATTTAGAAGTCCTGATTAGATCCTCGAATGGTACAGAAACACTCCAAACATTAACAACTAATTACACAGTCACAGGAGTCCAAAATAACTCTGGTGGTACTGTAACAATGGTAACAGCTCCCGCTACTGGAGAAACCTTAGTTATTAGAAGAAAGACTTCTCAGATCCAAGATACTGATTATGTGGCTAATGATCCATTTCCAGCTGAAACACACGAAGCTGCTTTGGATAAAGCCATGTTGGTTAGCCAGGAACTCCAGGAACAAGTAGACAGATCTATTAAAATATCCAGAACAAATACAATGACATCGACTGATTTTACAGTCGGAGCTTCAGAAAGAGCTAATAAAGTATTAGCTTTTGATAGCACTGGTGAAATTTCAGTTACCCAGGAATTAGGTAGATATCGTGGTGATTGGTCTGCTTCTACTGCTTATGCTGTAAGAGATTTAGTTAAAGATACATCAACCGATAATATCTTTTTTTGTAACACTGCTCACACATCATCAGGTGTTGAGCCATTAACAACCAATTCAGACTCAGCTAAGTGGGATCTGATCGTAGATGCGGCAGCCGCAACTTCCTCCGCAAATGCAGCCGCTTCCTCCGCAACTGCCGCTGCCGCTTCTGCAACCGCTGCTGCTTCTAGTGCCACTGCTGCTGCTTCTTCCGCTACAGACGCACAAACCGCACAAACTGCTGCTGAAACCGCTGAAACAAATGCTGAAACAGCTCAGACTGCTGCAGAGTTAGCTGAAACCAATGCTCAAACTTCAGAAACAAATGCTGCAACTTCAGCTTCTACAGCTTCTACTCAGGCTACTAATGCTAGTAATAGTGCTAGTGCCGCTGCAACTAGTGCTACCAATGCTGCGACAAGTGCTACCAGTGCTTCTAATTCTGCTACAACAGCAACTACCCAGGCTACAGCTGCAAGTACCTCCGCTACTAATGCTGCTACTTCAGCTACTGCTTCTGCCAATTCTGCCAGTAGTGCTTCTACAAGTGCAACTAATGCGGCTACTTCTGCAACAAATGCAAGTAATGCTCAAACAGCTGCCGAAGCTGCACAAGCCGCTGCTGAAGCTGCTGCTGATAATTTTGATGATACCTACCTGGGAGCAAAAGCATCTGATCCATCTGTAGATAATGACGGAGATCCCTTGAATGCTGGTGATTTATACTTTAATACTACTGATAGTGTTTTAAAATATTATGATGGTTCTGCCTGGAATAATATTGAATCTACTGATACAAGTAGTTTTGCAACGAAAGGATTTGCGACAGCTATGTCTATCGCATTATAAAGGAGAAATAGATGGCACAAGACTTTGAAAGATCATACGCAAGTTCAATCTCAAACTCATCTGGTTCACCTACGACACTAGTTACATCTAACAGTGATGATGCAATCGTTTCTATTAGATGTGTGAATAAATACACAACAGCAGT